TATATTACTTAACTATAAGCTGAACGATAGGTTTCAGATAGGGGACAAGGTGTTTACTATAAATTCGATAGATACAAACTTAAAAACAGGTGAATCTAAACTTGAACTATTAAACGTATTATGATAAAGAACATTATAGATTTATTACAGGTCTCCGATTGGTATGGCATTTCACACAACATAGATGTTGCTAAGGGAATGTATAGAGGATGCCGAAATTTTGATGATGTAAAAAAACAAGTGAAACGAGTTAAAGAATCTAAAGCATACAGAAATGGCTGAACAAAAGATACTTATATCGATACAGGTAAAAGATGATGGAAGTCCTAAGTTAAAGAAGGTTGAAGGTGCTTTAAAGGGTGTTTCTGATGAAACCAAAAAGTTAAATCAACACGAAAAAGAAAGAGAGGCTCTTCAGCAAAGAATAATAAAAGCAACTTCTAAGGAAGCTGTTGAATTAAAACAGTTAGAGTTACGACTTCAACTCGCTAATAAGAGAACTACTGAAGCGGCTAAAGCAGCTATAAATGCTGCTGAGGGTCAGGATGTATTCGCTAAATCAGTTGGAGGAACAACAAGGGGTTTAAAGCAAAATAGAGCGCAATCTGGTCTTAATAACGCTATATTGATTGAGATGGGTCGTACTGCATCTGATGCTCAATATGGTTTTCAGGGGATGGCTAACAACATTGGTCGTTTAGTTGAACTTGGTCAGGAATTTACTCGTACTGGCGCTGGTGGTTTAAGAGGTGCTTTATCTACTCTTGGTAAAAGTATTATGGGAACTGGAGGTATCTTAATTGGCGTTCAGTTACTAATATCATTCTTACCTACTCTACAAAAGAAGTTTAAGGAATTAAGAGGAAGTGTTTTTAACTTTAATGATGTATTTGAAAAATCATCAGAAACAGTATCAAACAGTATTGGCAAGTTTGAGGCGTATATAGGAACACTTAAAGACACAAATACAAGTCAAAGAGAATTTGATAATACAATAAGAGCATTACAAAAAGATTTTCCCAGACTTGCTAAACAATTTGAATTAGCAGGAATACCGCTGTCTGAAATAAAAGATTCAACAAAAGAAGCCACAATAATAACTGACAATTATAGAGAATCAATAGTTCAGTTAGCAATGGCAAGAGCTTCTGCTAATGCCATAGAAGAACAAGCATCAATAGCTATACAGGAGAGACTTGATGCTGAAGCAAAAGTTAGAGAGGGAGTTAGTCAGGGATGGTTCAGAAGTAATGTTCAGTTTAAGGATTTAGCAGATGCAAGAGAGAAGTTTGAAGAACTTTTAGCCAAGAAACAAAATGAAAGACTTAAAGGTGCAGAGTTAGCTTTATTTACTAATTTAGAAAACATAATAAATTCAGTAGATAAGGAACAACAAATACTTCAGGAAAGAGTTGAAATCTTATCTCCAACTTATGAAGCAGAAAGGCAGCAAATAGAATCTGTAAGTGCATTGAAAAAAGAAGGTCTTGACTTGACTATACTTGATGGTAAAGCTACAATAGAGACAAATAATGCGGTTACAGATAATTTAAAAGAAAATGTAGATGCCAGAATAAAAATAACAGATAAGGAGCAGAGAATACGAGCAAGACAATTAAAACAAACAGCAACAGCATTATCACAAGCAGCAGATGTATTTGGAGAACAAACTGCCGCAAATAAAGCATTAAGCATTGCTTCTGCCACGATAGATACTTATGCTTCTGCTGATTTAGCATTAAAAACATATCCACCTCCATTCGGTGCTATTGCTGCTGCTGCAAACATAGCTATTGGTTTAAAAAATGTTAAAGAGATATTGTCTGTAAAAGTCCCTAAAGAAAAAGCAGTTCCTTCAGCCGCAAGGGGTTCTGCTTCAAGAACAATTCAAGCCCCAGACTTTAACGTGGTTGGCGCATCTCAAACATCTCAATTAGCAGAAACCGTTGCAGGACAACAATCTAAACCAATAAAAGCATTTGTGGTAGGAAAAGACATTTCAACGCAACAAGAATTAGATAGAAACATAACAAACACCGCATCATTGGGTTAATTTATTAGTATGAAAGTAATAGAACTATTTATAGACGAAGAAGGGGAGTTCGCTGGAATTGATGCCATATCAATCGTAGAACAACCAGCAATAGAGGAAAACTTTGTTGCTCTAAAAGAAGATATAAAGGTAGAACTTGCAGACGTTGACAAAGAGAAACGTATTTTAATGGGTGCTGCACTTATACCTAACAAAAAGATATACCGAAAGAATGGAGAGGATGAGTTTTATATTTATTTCTCTGAAGATACAGTTCGCAGGGCATCAGAACTATTTTTAATGAAGGGAAACCAAAGTAAGTCAACCCTTGAGCATCAGGCATCTTTATCTGGTCTTACAGTAGTAGAGAGTTGGATTGTAGAGGATGACACACACGATAAATCACGTAAGTATGGATTGAATATGCCTGTTGGTACGTGGATGGTATCTATGAAGGTAAACAATGATGAGGTTTGGGAAGATTACGTTAAGACAGGTAAAGTAAAGGGATTCTCTATTGAGGGTTACTTTACAGATAAAGTAGAGATGTCTATGATTGATGCCGAACTGGAAGCTGCTGAAGTATTATTAGAGATTGCAGATAGTATTGAAGCTGGTAAGCTAAACCTTGAAACTTACTCTGATTACGGAGAGGGAGTTAGAAATAACGCAAAGCGTGGTATAGAACTGAACAAGAAAGTAAATAATCGTTGCGCAACCTCTGTGGGGAAAATAAGAGCGCAGCAGTTGTCAAGGGGAGAAAAATTGAGTGTGTCCACGATAAAGAGGATGTATTCTTACTTATCAAGAGCAGAGGAATACTACGACCCAAACGATTCAAAAGCTTGTGGCACTATATCTTACTTATTATGGGGTGGTAAAGCAGGACTTGCTTGGAGTAGAGGTAAACTAAAAGAACTTGGAGAAATAAAAGATTGATATGAGTAAAAATGAAACAGTAGGAAGGCAAGTTCCAACAAACAGCAGAAGAGGATGTCTTTGTAAAAATGGCAAAACCTATTCAAGAAGGTGTTGCGATGGCACTTTAAGGTCGCAGGGCATAGGTAAAATAAATGCCTAAAAATCTAACAGTACAATAATTATTTGTTATTTGTGCATATTTTAACTGTTAATTAACACATAATGGAGAGTAAAGCTACAAACATTTTAAATGATATTATGCAAAAGCTCTCTGCTATTACTGAGGTAGAAACCAAAGAAGTTGAGAACATTGAAGTTCAAGCTGAAGAGGTAGAAACTCCAGAAGTAGAGGAAGTTGCATTATCTGAAGATTCTACTGAAGTTGAACTATCTGAGGAAGTTGAAGAATCAACTGAAGAGGTAGAATTGGCTGAAGAGGAAGTTAAAGAAGAATCTACTGAGTTAGAAGAAGAAGTTTCTGAAGAAGTAGAACTTATGGAAGGTTACGTGAAAGAAGAGGATTTTAATTCTAAGATTGCGGAACTTGAGGACATGATTAAGTCCATGAAAGAAGATATGATGGTAGAGTACAATAAGGTTGAGCAAGAGAAAGCTGAACTTTCTTCTCAATTAGAAAAGCTATCTGCTGAACCAGCAGCCGAGCCTATCGCACACGCACCATCACAAAAGAATGAAGAAAAAGAGGTGGTTAAATTCGGTCAGAATCGCCCTGCAAACACACTTGACCGAGTATTTTCTAAATTAATATAACAATGAGTAATCAAAAAGTAAATTTATACGCTGGTAATGGTTCTGTTAATACTATTACCTCTACTTATGCTGGAGAATTTGCAGGGAAATATATTTCTGCTGCGCTTTTGACTGGTAAAACATTAGCTGATGGTGCTATCACTATTAAGCCTAATGTAAAGTTTAAGGAAGTTGTAAAGAAAGTTGCTTCAACTAACTTTATCGCTGATGCTTCTTGTGATTTTTCTGCTACTGCCGATTCATTAACGCTTACAGAGCGTATTCTTCAGCCAGAAGAGTTCCAAGTTAACCTTGAGCTATGTAAAAAGGATTTCAGACAAGACTGGGAGGCTGTACAAATGGGATATTCTGCATTTGACAAACTACCTGCTTCTTTCTCTGATTTTATCTTAAGTCATGTTGCTGCTAAAGTAGCTGAGAAAACTGAGCAAAACATCTGGGCTGGTGTAAATGCCAATGCTGGAGAATTTGACGGTTTGACTGTACTTATGGCTGCTGACGGAGATGTAAATGATGCTGCTAATGGTTCTGAGACTTCCTATACATCTTCTA